GTGTTTCCTCTCTGTTGACAAAGAATGCGTCCAGCAGGTGCCAGCTCGCGTAATTGCGTATTGGTGAGTCGTTGTTGGTGTAGGCCTCAGTGATGTTGATAGTCCAGCCATTGGCCTTGGCGGCCTCGATGTAGGCATTCGCGTCGCAATCCTCTTCGAGGTAAACCCTGTCACCCTTGATATGGGAATACTGGGAAGGGATGATCCCTAAGGCCATTATGTCCAGCACTGGGACTTCGAGCCAGCCGTGCGATGGGTCAGCGTGGAATGTGAGCTTGCGTGTAGTTCTTTCAAACATTACTCGTCTCCCATGGTTATAGAGCCACAGGTATTGCCATTGCTGTCCCAAATCTTTTCGCGCGTCAAGTCTTGGTCGTCGCGCATATTGGTCGCAATAGACTCGAGGATAGATGCCACTTCGCCCCATGGGTCGTCCTCGAATGCAGCGTTGTCAGTGTGGATGGTGATGGTTACTGTTGCCATGGTTAGTTTGTCTCCAATGCGCGGGTGATAAGGGCTTTGGCCTGTGATATCTGGTTGGCGTACTGGCCTTTGATGCTCAGGCACTCTTGGTATGTACCAGTGTGAATGATGGTGTAGGTATTGCGTGGCACTTCATCTTTGCAGACGATAAGAATGCCGTGTCTGTTGGATTGCAGGGTATACATGATCTCTCCTTAGTTGGTTGGATTAGCCACAACACATGACTAATGTCTCTATCATGTCTTGCGTGTATATACCTTGTCAAGCATTATTTTCATAGGGACTTACCCTATGGTTGGTTTAGGCCATATATATCGGGGGTTTGCGGGGTTTGGTAGGTCGGTGTAACTGTGGTGATTTGCAATGGAGCGCGGGGTTTGCTATGCTTGTGGCTATTCCTTTGATATACCTATGGAAACAACATGACTCAGAAGTTAACGCGCGAGCAGATTAGACAAGGGCTTGATCAGATCCCAATAGAAGTACTACTGTCCCCAGGTGCAGGTAAAAGACCAGAGCTTACGGGCAAGCAAAGAGAATTCGCGCGGAATCTAGCACTAGGTAAGAGTAAGGCACAAAGCTATAGAGATAGCTATAACACCAAGGCCTCACCGAAAACCCAAGGGGATAATGCCTGTCGCCTGAGCCGCGATACCCGAATACAAACGGAAGTCGAGGCGTATAAGGTCGCATTAGAGGCAGAGAAACATAGAACACCTACTCAATTAAAGGCATTGCTGGTGCAGCAACTGGTACAGCACAGCCTAGATCAGGACTTCCCGCCAGCCCAGCGCGTCCAGTGTCTGCGCCTGTTAGGCCAGTTGTTCGAGGTTGGAGCATTCGTGGAGCGCAAGGAGATAACCACTATCAATAGGTCAGGAGATATACGAGCACGGCTACTTGCTACCTTGTCTCAGGTCACTGATATCAATCCAATAGAGCTTGACCAAGCCTCATCACTGTTAGAAGAGATACAGCGCGCGCCTGTGATGGGTGATATTGCCGCTCCCGCTGCGGTTTCGGTTGCTGCTACGGCGCTACCCACCGGTGGGGCACTCCCGCCTGAGCGCCCGCCAGCCCCCGTCCCACATATACATACTATTCCACACATAGGATCCCCAAAAAATTCGGATGTGGTTACAGATTTCGATTCCTAGCAACCTACCCCCTATCATTTCCTGGTGAAAAGGGGTGGGGGGGGGAATATTTTTGGAGATGGTGATGTTAAAGATTGATGGACATGATGATGCGATAGTGGGTAAGGCGTGTATATGGGTTCCAGCTGGGGGTGGGGGGATGAACAAGGAGGATGTATTGATATACAGCGGAATCAAGATACTGGACAAGTTGGTTGAGCGGGATGGTATGTCGGCCGAAGAGGCGCTGGAGTACATAGACTTTAATATAGAGGGCGTTTATATGGGGCCGGACACTCCTATCATCATGTGGGAATATGAAGATGAAGAATGACTGTAACAGGCGATATAGTCGACTTGACTGTAACAGTGGTTATAGTGGACTGTAACAAGTTGACTGTAACAGCTGATACAGTGAATTGACTATAACAGGTGGTACAGTGAAAAACTTAGAAGAGGTGATGGGGGTTCTTATGACTGAGAAGCAGAGGACGATATTTTTGATAATTGATGAGCACTGGAAGCGGTTTGGGTATGGGCCGTCTATAGATGACATCATGAGGATGACGGGGGATAAGGGCAGGGGAAATGTTCACCGTACTATTAAGAAGTTGGTAGAGTTGGGGGCTTGTAAGAAGCTGGCCAATAGTGCCAGGGCGGTGAGGCCGTCTTACATTAAGTACAGGAACATATGAAAACCATCATCCATGTGAACCAGCACGTTATTAAGTCTAATAGGAAGAATGGGGTTAATGATCCGGTGCTTACTGTTAAGACTTACAAGGATAACCAGTATGCCCATGAGGTAAGCATCTTAGGCCCGAGTAAGGTTGTTTATGCGGCGGATAAGCCGTTATCTTGCGGGGCGCATGTTTGGATAGAGACACAGAGTGAGGTTGTAATCATGCCGACAGAAGAAGACTACCTTGCGGCACTGGGGCCATGCAAGTGAACATTGATACTGTTATAGCCAAGATCATGGAGCTTCCGATAAATGAGCAGGAAGCTTTCTTCGATAGTCTGTCGGAGTATGAGAACAGTATTAAGAGGGAGAGAGCCCAGAGTGACTTTGCCAGTTTTGTAAAAGACATGTGGCCTGGGTTTATAGATGGTAGACACCACAAGGTAATGGGGAAGAAGTTCCAGGAGATTGCTGACGGGAAGTTAAAGAGACTAATCATAAATATGCCGCCTCGGCATACTAAGAGTGAGTTTGCATCTTTCTTGCTTCCGGCTTGGTTTTTGGGGAAGTTTCCGGGTAAGAAGATTATTCAGACATCGAACACTGCTGAACTGGCGGTGGGGTTTGGCCGTAAGGTCAGGAACTTAGTGGACAGTGAACAATATGCCAAAACATTTCCCAACGTCAGTCTTCGGTCAGATAGTAAGGACAAGTCCTGAGATATTTGATAAGGTGTATGAGTGGTACACCTCTGGTCCTAGACAGCGTTTGCAACCAGGCGGGGCGATTATTGTCGTTATGACCCGCTGGTCTAAGAAAGATCTGACCGGTAAAATTCTCCAATCCATGATTGATAAAGATGGAGAGCACTGGGAGGTTATTAGTTTCCCTGCAATCCTGCCTAGTAATAATCCCCTATGGCCAGAGTTCTGGAGTTTGGCCGAACTGGAAGCGCTGAGGTTAGAACTCCCGGCGGGTAAGTGGAATGCACAGTACCAACAGGAGCCAACGTCCGAAGAAGGCGCTATTATTAAGCGGGAGTGGTGGAGGCTGTGGGAGCCAGAGAAACCGCCACGGTGTGAGTTTGTGATACAGAGCTGGGACACGGCGTTTACAAAATCTGAGCGGTCCGACTATTCTGCTTGTACAACTTGGGGGGTGTTTTACCTAAATGAGAATCCCAATGATCCCAATGTAATTTTGCTCGATGCATATAAGAAGCGCATGGAGTTCCCAGAGCTGAAAGAGAAGGCGTTTAACTACTACAAGGAGTGGGAGCCGGATGCATTTATCGTTGAGGCCAAGGCTTCTGGCGCGCCGCTGATATTTGAATTAAGGGCGATGGGGATCCCTGTGCAAGAGTTTACGCCAAGCAGGGGTAATGATAAGATGGTCAGGATCAATTCTGTATCTGATTTGTTTGCAAGTGGGAAGGTCTGGGCGCCAGCAACAAGATGGGCAGACGAGCTGATAGAAGAGATGGCCGCCTTTCCAAACTCTGACCACGATGACTTGGTTGACTCCAGCACACAAGCGCTGATCAGGTTCAGGAAGGGTGGATTTTTGCGTCTACAGACAGACGAGGAAGACGAGCCTCTCAAATTTAGACGCAAGATGGCTTATTATTAAGGACGATCATGATTGACAAAAGCCTATACGAAGCACCGGCTGGTTTAGAAACTCTAGACGCAGGTGAACCCGACATTGAAATTGAAATTGTCGACCCCGAAGAGCTCAATGTAAAGATAGGCGATACAGAGATATCGTTGGGCGAGGAGGAGGACGACACGTTTGATGAAAACCTGGCCGAGACTTTACCCGACGACGTTATCCAAGAGATAGTCTCTGACCTGCTGGCCGACTACGAGGACGACGTAGCTTCCAGGAAAGACTGGATGCAGACCTATGTTGACGGTCTTGAGCTTTTAGGTATGAAGATAGAAGAGCGCGCGGATCCTTGGATTGGGGCTTGTGGTGTCTACCACCCACTCTTGTCTGAAGCACTGGTTAAGTTCCAGGCTGAGATCATGATGAGCACTTTTCCGGCTGCCGGACCAGTAAAAACACAGATTATTGGCAAAGAAACACCGGAAAAGAAAGATGCAGCCACTCGAGTTCAAGATGATATGAACTACGAACTGACTGATCGGATGGTTGAGTTCCGCCCAGAGCACG